CCCTTCTTCTGATATGTGGTTCAGTCAAGATTTAAAACCCAGAGTCAACGTTAATGATTCTGGTGAAAATGATGCTTGGGAAAATTTATCAACAAGTGTTTCTTCAGAGTTGGCACAAGGTTTTGGAACTCAATGGAATGATTGGGAAGACTTATGGACTGGTAGAGAAAACTTTGTTTCGAATCAAGAAGCAGACCCATCTTCACTGGTCGAATCAAATGTTGTTAGATTGCAAAATAGAGAGACTCAAAATTATTTATTTGATGCTGTTGACAAGATCAATGTTGTAGGTTCTGGATTACCAAATAGAATTGAAAGAGATTTAACAAGTAAGAAAATAGACACCAGCGTTGTACCTTTCATGAGACCTGATGAGGTTATTTTCATAGCAACCAACTTAAAACCAAAGACCACATTTTATGGGTTCTTTGATGACACTGCTTTAAGTTCACCTGATATTGAACCTTGCTCTCAGATAGTTGTTACAAACCCTTCTAAAGTTTTTAATGACGGTTTGTATGACGGTGAAATTATAACTGGTGTTGATGGTGGAACTGCTAGAGTGGTTAAAAATGCAAATGATGGTAGTGGGTTGATATATGTTCAATTATTAACAGGTACACTTTCTAATGATGAAACTATTAATGGTGGAACTTCTCTAGTTCAAGCAAAAATAAGTACAATAACAACTCCAACAGAATTAAAATCTGATGCTTCAGGTTTATTGTGTGGGGTTTTAAATATTCCAAGTTCAGAAACTAGCAAATTCAGAACAGGTCAAAGACTTTTAAGATTGATTGATAATGAAGATAATAATCTGAGCAATTCGGAATCGGTAGCTGAAAGTAGCTACACTTCTCAAGGGTTTATGGATGACCCAGAAAATTATGTTGTTTCAACCAGATTACCATTAATCAAAAGGTCTAATATATGTGATGAACTTTCTGTTTCGAAAGATGTATTTTCCAGAGAGTTGACATCGATTAACAGATGTCTAGATTGGAAAGACCCTCTATCACAAACGTTTATAGTTGATCCTGCATCCAACAGAAATGGGGTTTTTCTGAAGTCTGTTGATTTGTTTTTTAAGTCTAAGGATGATACTTTACCAGTTATGGTTGAGATTAGACCAACTATTAATGGTTATCCTTCCACATCTACTGTAATTCCTTTTTCGGAAGTTATATTGAACCCTTCTCAGGTTGTTGTCTCAGAAGGACCAGATGCCTCAGAAGACTCTAATAAGAACACAAGATTCACTTTTGATGCTCCAGTTTATCTGATTCCAGGTGAATATGCAATAGTTGTAAAGACGAATAGTAGTCAATATCAAATTTGGAGTGGTGTTGTAGGGAATTCTACACTGAATACAGATGGAAGTTCCGATATACTAAATCCAAAAATATCTAAGCAACCATTAGTTGGAAGTTTATTCTCTTCTCACAATTCTGGTGTTTGGGATGCTATTAATAATGAATCTATAATGTTTAGGTTGAATAAATGTCAATTTAACACTTCATTGGAATCAACAGCAATATTGAATGTCACTGTTCCATCACAGTCTGAGAGTTTTGACTTGTTCAAATTTAATGTTTCAATGCTGAAAAACTTTTTTGGAAGTCAAAACCCAATTTTTAAATACCAACTTGGAACTTCTAATTTGGTTGAGTTTCATGAAAATAGAAATATTGAATTGTCCAATAGTAAATCTTTTGGTGGGAATACAACATTAAAAATAGAGGCAAAGATTCCAACATCTTCTAATACTGATGTTTCTCCTGTTATTGATATGGAGAGAACAAGTTTAATCACAGTTAGGAATATTGTTGATGCTGTTCAGTATGATGCTTCTGATTTGACTATACAATCTGGGGGAACTGGTTTTTCAACTGGTGAAAAATTATTCTTGACAGATTCTCATGATAATTCTAAACAAGCTGTTTTTGAAATTCAAGCAACTGGTGGTTCTATCACAGGTTTCACTCTCCTATCCTCACCTAAAGATATGACAAATAGTGTTAATATTACAAGTAACACCGCTGGACCTGATGATGCGATCGTAATTGCTGATAGTGAAACTTCACCTTCCGGTAGTGTTGCTGATGCTGTATATATCTCAAAGAGGGTAAACTTACAATCATCATATGAATCTAAGGACATAAGAGTTTATCTTGATTTGTATAAACCAGCAGAAACTGATGTTTATGTTTATTATAAAGTTGCCAGTACAAGTGATTCCGTTATTTTTGATGATAGGAATTGGTACTTGATGAAGCAAGTAACACCAGAGTATGTGGTTTCTGAATACAATAATGATTACAGAGAATATGTGTTTGGTACAGATCCTAACCATAATGGTGTTGAACTTGTGCATAACCAAACATTACCTAATTTTAATGTGTATTCAATTAAGATAGTTTTATCTTCTAATAGTAGTGTAAATGTACCCAAAGCAAGAAATTTGAGAGCAATTGCCCTACAAGAACCTGTCAGTGTATAAATATAAGTGATATAGAATAAGTTGAATTCTTTAACGTTAAAAGAAATCATTCTTATATTTTTTATGTTTTATTTTTTAGCACTTTAAGAAGTTTTCATTCTATTAATTTTTAAAGATAAGTATGCTTAATTCTGTATAAGGAACGACAAAGCACGGTATGGCTACCAATATACTTTCACAAATCGTTCGGGTCTGGTAGGACTAAAGCGGAAATAATTTTGAGGTTTCGCCAAACTTTTGTTTTTTTATAAAGGGGTAGAGATGGCTAATCCTACAAATAGAGAAGAACTAAAACAGTTTTGTTTAAGGAAACTTGGCAAACCTGTAATAGAGATAAATGTTGCTGATGAGCAGTTAGAAGATAGAATTGATGATGCTCTTAAAATGTATCATGATTTTCATTATGATGGTATCGAGAGAATTATAATTCAACATGAAGTAACTCAAACAGATAAAGATAATGGTTACATTACAATGAGTGATGCTATTATTTCTATTGAGAAGATATTAGATCTGAATACAGGTAGTTCAAATGAAATACTATTTGATGCTCAATTTCACATGAATTGGGATGCCCTATACGCTTTTAATCAAACACCATCTCAAATGCAATATTATACAGCAACACAAGAAAATTTAAATCTTATCAATCAAATATTAAATGGAAAACAAATTCTTAGGTATAGAAGACATACTGATAAACTTTATATCGATATGGATTGGGATAAAATTGAAGTTGGTGGTTATATTGTAATTCAAGCATATCAAATAATAGACCCAAACACTTACACACAAGTTTGGTCTGATAGGTGGTTAAGGGAATATACAACTGAATTGTTTAGAGAACAGTGGGGTCACAATCTGAGTAAATATTCTGGAGTTCAGATGCCTGGGGGTGTAACTTTCAATGGTGCAGATATCCTATCAGAATCTCAAACAAGACTGAGAGAACTTGAGGAAGAGTTAAGAAATACTTACGAAGAACCTCCAACTTTTTACATGGGGTAATTATGGCAACTAATCCTTATTTTAATAAAAACTACTCTTCACAATCAGAACAAGATCTGTATGATGATTTAATGGAAGAGTCAATCAAAATCCACGGAATTGATGTTAGTTACTTACCAAGACAAATTCAAAAAATAGATTCACTTTTCAAAGATGTTGAAATTTCTCAGTTTACAGCAACTCATGACATCGAAATGTTCGTTGATAGTGTTGAACAATTTGGTGGTGAAGGTGACTTCTTATCCAAGTTTGGTGTTGAAATTCGTGATACCTTAGAACTGACTGTAATGGTAAACAGATTTGACACTCTCAATATAGGAAGACCAAAAGAGGGTGACTTGATTTTCTTTCCTTTCAATAAGCAACTCTTTGAAGTTATGTTTGTTGAAGATGAGCAAATATTCTACACTCTTGGTAAAAAGTTTGTATATAGATTGAAACTGGAGCTCTTTGAGTATTCTAATCAGATGATCAATACTGGTGTTGAGGATATTGACAATATCCAATATAAAAATGCTTATTCAATTGAACTTACAACTACAAACGGAAACGGAACAGACTTTGTTGTGGGTGAGAATGTTGTTCAAGGAACTAATGCAAGAGGTAGAGTTGCTTCATGGGGAAATAACATTTTAGAACTTATTGATGTTGTTGGTAAGTTTGTTGAGGGTGTAAATGTGGTCGGTGATGGTGGAGCATCTTATGAGATAGATTTACCAGACAATTATGAAGATGTTGAACTCGACATACCAAATGATCCGTTATCTGATAATATTGACTATGAAAAAGAAGCAGACAAAGTAATTGACTTTACAGAAAATAATCCATTCTCCGAAGAAGATTATTAGTAAGTCTTATAAATATATTTGTTATGGCTCTATATAATGAATATTTTTACCACAAAACTATTTTTAAAAGTGTTGCTACTTTTGGAACTCTTTTCAATGATATAACAGTGAAAAGGAAAACTTCATCTGGTGATACCGTCAAAGAACTGAAAGTTCCTCTGTCTTATGCACCAAGAAGTAAATTCCTTTCTAAAATTGAAGTTCAGAATGCTGACGGTAGTATTAATAAAAATACTGCAATAACTCTCCCAAGAATGAGTTTTGAAATGAATTCCTTTTCTTATGATTCGGAAAGAAAACTTAATTCTCTTGGTGTTAGATATAATACAACACAAGATGATAAAGAAAAATCTATGCATAATCCAGTTCCTTACAATATTGGATTTTCTTTGAATGTTTATGTTGAGCATTTTGATGAAGGTTTGCAGATTATAGAGCAAATAGTTCCTTTCTTCAGTCCTTATTTAAATATCCCTTCGAAGTTAATCTATGATGATATGGGTGTAGTTGATGACGTTCCTGTACTACTTAATGATGTTTCCTTAGAAGAGAGTTATGAAGGTCAATTTGAAGATAGAAGAGTTATTATGTGGACACTAAGTTTCACTCTTAAAACGAATATATTCAAACCAGTAAAAGATTCTGGGTTAATTCGACAAGTTGAGACTGATATTATCTCAACTCCAACAGGGGATTCTGGTGAAGTAACCCCACAGGAAGTGCAGCAAGCACAAGAGTTTGGTGTTAAATCAAAATCTATTACAAAACCTGGACTTACAGATCAAGGTGAACCAACAACGAAAGAATCTGAATCAGTTCCAAAAGAACAAATTGAAGCAGATGACAATTTTGGTTTTATTGAAGACTTCCTAGAAGGTATCTAATGTCAAACGATTTCAAAGACATAGAAGAAGTGTTGGATATTCTACCAGAAGACTCTGAAATAAAAGACTTGACAGAAGTTCAAGAGAATGATATAGTAGAAGTTCAAGATGAGTTTTCAGAGGAAATGCAAGACAGTCGCAGAAAAGATTATAAGTTTGCGAGAAAGAATCTGAAAAATGCTATGGAGATTGGGAACGAAGCTTTGGAAGACTTGATAGAGATTGCGAAGAGTTCTCAACAACCAAGAGCATATGAAGTCATAGCAACTCTTGTTAAGAATGTTTCTGATGCTTCTGATAAACTGATGGATGTAAATAAGAAACTTCATGAGATTGAAATCATTGCAGAACCAGAAAAGAACTTGAAAAATATGGATAAACTTGAACTGAATCAACAGAACAATACTTACTATGTCGGTTCAACTGCTGATTTACAAGAACTTATCAACAATACAATGTCAGATAAAGAATTGATAGAAATTGATAAAGATGATGAGGATGAATAAATGCCAACTTATGAATATGAATGTACAAATTGTGGCCACAGGTTTGAAAGAATCCAAAGCATAAATGACGAACCTCTGAAAACTTGCGTTAAATGTGAGAAGAAGACTCTGAAAAAACTGTTTCACACTTCTGGAATAATATTCAAAGGTTCTGGTTTCTATACAACAGACTATAAGAAAAAAGGGAAGTGATGGAAACTCCCGAACAAGATATAGAACATTTTCAAGGAAACCCACTTGTTAAAAAAGTTGGAGCTCAAATCCAATTTACAAAAGAACAAGTGGAAGAATATGTTAAATGCGCTCAAGACCCTTTTTATTTTATTGAAAAATACATGAAGATTGTCACCATTGACTCCGGTGTTCAAGTAATCAAACTCTATGATTTTCAAAGAGAGATGATCAATAAGTTTGTGAATGAGAAGTTTATTCTAGCAAAATGTGCCAGACAGTCTGGAAAGACTATTGGTGTTGAATCGTTCATTCTTTGGTCTATTTTATTCAAAGATAATTATCGTGTCGGTATGTTTGCAAATAAGTTCGATACATCTAAAAAGATTCTAAAAGAAATTAAATATTCATACGAACAACTTCCTATGTGGTTGCAACAAGGTGTTGTTACTTGGAACAAACATAGTATAGAACTTGAAAATGGTTCTTCAATCACATCGTCATCAACTTCTGGTGATGCTGGACGTTCAAGAACATATAATTTAGTATTCTTGGACGAGTTTGCCTTTGTCCCAGATTATGTTGCTGCTGACTTTTTCACTGCTGTATATCCAACGATATCTTCCGGTAAGAATACAAAAGTCATTATCATTTCAACTCCAAATGGATTGAACTTCTTCTATAGAATGTGGATTGAAGCTCAAGAAGGTAGATCAAATTACAAATTATTTGAAGCAAATTGGAGAGCAGTTCCCACTAGAGATGATGCATGGGCGGATGAAACCCTTGCTAATGTTGGAGAAAAAGCATTTCAACAAGAATATGAATGTGACTTTTTAGGTTCATCAAACACTTTGATATCAACTACAAAAATAAAAGATATGGTTTGGAAGAGGCCAGTTAAAAGGTATCAAGGTGGTTTAGCAATTTATGAAGAACCTAAACCAAGAAACCAGTACATAGTCACTGTGGACGTTTCTAGAGGTATTGGGAAGGACTATTCAGCATTTACAGTAATAAATGTATCAGAGTTTCCATATAATGTTGTGGCGAAGTATCAGAACAATGAAATATCTCCTATGGTGTTCCCAAATACGATATATGAAACCGCAACTCACTTCAATCAGGCAATGGTTTTGGTTGAGGTTAACGATATTGGGGAACAAGTCGGGGCAATTTTATATAACGATTTAGAATATGAAGACCTTATCATGACTGAACATGGTGGAAGAAAAGGTCAAAGAATTTCTTCTGGTTTTGGTGGTAATGTTTATTATGGTGTCAGAATGACAAGTAACGTCAAAAAAATTGGTATGGCAAACTTGAAAACTATGATTGAGTCTGATAAATTATTGATCCATGATGTTGATATTATCACAGAATTGTCCACTTTTGTACAAAAAAGAAACAGTTATGAGGCTGAAGAGGGTTATAATGATGATTTAGTTATGTGTCTGATAATCTTTGGTTGGGTGTCAAATCAAGAATATTTCAAAGAACTTACAAACTCCGACATTAGAAAAAAGTTGGAGAAAGAAAGGGAGCAAGAGATAATGGAATCGACTTTACCTCCAGGGTTTGTTGTAAATGGTGAAGAGGAAGAGAGTTTTACAGATTCTGATGGAACCGTCTGGTTTGTTGTGAGGTGAAAAAACATTAATTTATAAATATCATTGATTGAAAAATAATTTTATTTTTTTATAAAAAGGAGAAAAATATGGCATCATTATTAAGTCCAGGAGTCATATCGAGAGAAATAGACTTAACAACAGTTACACCTGCTGTTGCATCTACAGAAGGTGGTATTGCTATGCATACCCAGTGGGGTCCAGCAGAGAAATTAGTATTAGTGACAGATGAATTAGACTTGGTTGATGTTTTTGGAAAACCAAACAATGCCAACGCTTCTGATTGGTTCACAGCAAAGAATTTTTTATCTTATTCTGGAGCATTATATGTTTCAAGAGCTCTTGCAGCTGGAGCTAGAAATGCAGTTGCAGGTAATCCATTACAAAACGGAGATGCACCGAGTTCTGCATTAATTAAAAATTTAGACCATTTTGAATCACAAACATATACTATTAATGGTGAGTGGGCAGCAAAATATCCTGGGGGTCTGGGTGATAGTTTGAAAATTAGTCTTGCTGACAGATCAACATACGATGCTTGGCCATATAAGGATTTATTTTCAGAAAGACCTGATTATGATGAACTTCACATTGTTGTTGTAGATGAAGATGGTTATATTTCTGGTGAGAAGGGAACTGTTTTAGAAAAATATGCTTTCCTTTCTAAGTTTTCAGATGGGAAATCTGAAGATGGGTCTTCAACATACTATGAAAAAGTTATAAATGATTCCTCTGAATATGTTTGGAGTTTAGGTGCTTATGCTTTAATGACGGATTGGGGAAAACTAGCAGAACAGGTTGTTGAATATGGTGATGATGGTACAGTTTCAAATATTATTGGGGATGCAGGAGCTTTAATGCTATCCCATGACCGTGATGGTGATCCCGCAACTGATGATTCAATCAATTCGACACATTCTTTTTTACATGGAAATGATGGAACTCCAATTCAAGGTGATAGAGTGAAAGCTTTAGGTCTTTTTGAAGATGATGAATTAGTTGATATATCATTTCTTTTAGCTGGTGCTGCTGATATTTCAGTTATAAACAAAATATTCGCAATCGCATCTTCACGACAAGATTGTCTAGGTGTTATTTCACCTGAGAAAGATGATGTTGTGAACGCAATAGAACCAATGGAGAATGTGAAAACTTTTAGAGAAACATTGAATGTTGGTGGATTGAAAGACTTAAAAGGTAGTTTCATGGTTATGGATGATAACTGGAAATATCAATTTGATAAGTATAATAACTTAAATAGATGGGTTCCTTGTAATGGGGATACTGCTGGATTGATGGCAGAAACTGACATCGAAAGAGCTGCTTGGTTCAGTCCAGGGGGTAGGTCTTTGAAGAATGTTATCAAACTTGCTTGGAAATCAAAGAAAGCAGAAAGAGATGTTCTTTATCCTCTAGGTATAAATTCAGTTACAACTTTTCCTGGAGAAGGGGCAATCCTTTACGGTGACAGAACAATGTTGAAAAGACCTTCCGCATTTGATAGAATCAATGTTCGAAGATTGTTCATTGTTTTGAGAAAGACTATTTCAAGAACTGCTAGGTCATTCTTGTTTGAATTGAATACTGAATTTACCAGAGAGAGGTTCAAGAGTACTGTTATTCCTTTCTTGGAAGAAGTTCAAGGAAGACAAGGAATCACTGATTTCTTAGTTGTTTGTGATGAAACTAATAATACTGGTCAAGTTATAGATCAAAATCGATTTATAGGTGACATTTACATTAAACCTGCCAGAAGTATTAACTTTATTGAATTAAATTTTGTTGCTGTTAGAACAGACGTTGAATTTAGTGAAGTTGTTGGTTCGGTATAAGATAGGAGAATAGAAAAATGGCTTATTCAATACAGAATATTAAATCGAATTTGACAGGTGGGGGTGCACGTTCTGCTCTCTTCAAAGTAACTTTTGACTATCCAGATGGCATTAGTGCTACATCTGGAGAGAAACTTCAGTTTTTGTGTAAAGCATCTCAAATTCCTGCTTCTTCAATAAACAAACTTGAAGTTGATTATATGGGTAGGAAAGTCAAACTTGCTGGGATTAGACCAGAATTTGAAGACTGGACTGTAACTGTAATCAATGATGAAGATTTTGCTATCAGAAATGATTTGGAAAATTGGATGAATTTTATGAACGGTCATGTTGATAATGCTCAAATAGTTAATCCTCTTGATTACAAGACTACAGGAAAAGTAACTCAGTTATCCAAAGATGGTTCTAAATTGAGAGAATATAATTTCAAGGGAATTTTCCCAACTGAAATTGCTGCGATTGACTTGTCTTGGGATAGTGAAGATCTTGAAGAATTTGAAGTAACTTTTTCGTGTGACTGGTGGGAAGTTGCTGGTCAGAATTATCCAAAAGGTAATAACGGAACTAGTTAATAACAGTTTATATAACTATAAAGAAGGGTTCTACTAAATAATAGTAGGACTCTTTTTTTATATTATTGGAGAATATAATGCCAAAATTTCTAGGTTATGAATTTGATTTATTCGGTTTTTTGAAGACTGATGAAAAACCACTACCACCTATATTAAATGAACCAAATGAGGACGGTTCAAAGATTGTTGAAATATCACAAGATAAAGATGGTGCTGGTGTTTTCTTTACTTCTGGAACTACACTCAACTATGACAGTTCTTTTCAAAATGAGAAAGACTTAATAAAAAAATATAGGAACATGGCTTTCCAACCAGAGGTTGATGAAGCAATTAATGATATTGTTGTTGATTCAATTGTCGGTGATGAAAGGGAAGATACTGTTAAAGTTGATTTACAAAGAACTGCTTGGTCAAAATCAGTTCAGAAAAAAGTAGCTGATGAATTTTCAAATGTTCTTGATGTTTTAGAGTTTAGATCTAAAGGTTTTGAAATATTCAAATCTTGGTATATCGATGGTAGGATATTTTATCAAAAGGTTCCAAATAAAAATAGGAGTAAAGGTCTTCATTCTGTTAAAAGGTTGGATTCTCTAAACATTAAAAAAGTTAAGGAGATAATTAAGAAGACAGATGAGAAAACTGGTGTTCAATATATTACTGATGTTAGAGAGTATTATATGTACACTAAACAATCAAATTATAACCCTGGATATACATCTTCAAATACAAATTATACCAATATAAAAATACCTATTGAGAATATTGCGTATGCTCATTCTGGTTTATTCGATAGTGAAAAGGAACAGGTTCTCTCACACCTTCACAAGGCAATGAAGACGTTAAATCAACTCTTAATGCTAGAGGATAGTGTTGTGATATATCGCATCTCTAGAGCACCCGAAAGACGAGTATTCTATATTGATGTGGGCAATCTCCCAAGAACAAAAGCAGAGCAATATCTTCAAGATATCATGAGAAGGTTTAGGAATAAATTGGTTTATGATTCATCAACAGGTGAAGTGAAAGATGACAGAAAATTCACAACTATGACTGAAGATTATTGGTTGCCAAGAAGAGAAGGAAAGTCAGGAACTGAAATTTCAACTCTACCCGCCGGTCAGAATCTTGGTGAGATGGAAGATGTTGAATATTTTAAAAAGAAATTATACAAAGCATTGAACATCCCAACTTCCAGATTAGAACAGGAAACTGCTTTCAACATGGGTAGAAGTGGTGAGATAACAAGAGATGAAGTCAAGTTTGCTAAATTTATTGATAGATTGAGAAGAAGATTCTCTGACATATTCTATGATCTTCTATCAACTCAACTCGTTATGAAAGGTATAATGAGTAAGGAAGAGTGGGAAGAAAACAAAGATAGGATTGAATTTGTTTACTCCAACAATTCTTATTTCTCTGAACTCAAGACCATGGAATTATTGAGGGAGAGGTTTAATTTAGCAACCGAAGCGGAATCTTATATTGGGGAATATCTATCTCGTAGATGGATGTATAATAATGTGTTCAAATTCAGTGATGCTGAAATTGCTGCTATGAAAAAAGAAATTGATAAAGAAGAGAATGAAGGTGAAATAACACCTGATGATTTTGGAAATGCTGGTGCGGAATTATCTGATGATAATAAACCTTCTGAACAATCAAACGAACAAACAGTTTTAGACGAAAATGAGTTGATTTCAAACTCTGAAAGTATAAATAGTTCAAATACTAAGACCGTATCACAATTATTAGAAAGAATGTCTAAAGTATTAGATGAGGAAAAATGATTGAATTCAAACTCGACATAGTTGAATCGATTTTATCAGAGGGTTTTGATAAATCTTTTGAGGAACTTTTCAATATTCAAAATTTTTCTGTCGAATTAAATGAAACCCATGAGAATGGTTTAGATGAAATCTTTAATAAAGAGTTCGATTTGAATAAAAATTTTTCTATCAATTTGAGTGAAAATAAAATACAAGATATTGATTCTATTTTTAAAGAGGAGTTTGTACCTAATCTTGGAATGTCTTTCAATATAGATTTGAATTCTGTAAAAAAATTAAACGATTCAGATTTCCGAAATCATTTTAAACTTATTCAAAACTTTTCTATCAATCTGAATGAGAATAAAATACAAGATATTGATTCTATTTTTAAAGAAGAGTTCCATCAACCAATTCCAAAACTACAAGTTTTGGAAAATGATGCTACTACACCTAATTCTCAACAACAAAATAATATTTTTGACATTTGTTTAGATTCTTTGGAAAATGTTGATGACTTGATTTTCGAGGAACATTTTAAAGAAGATGAATCTTACGATTATAATATTATAAACAAGTTGAAGAAGGATTTTAGTAGTAGAAAAATATTAACTAGGGAAGAAAGAGAGCAAATCCCAGAAAATGAATCTGATATTTTTTCCATCGAGTCTGATAGTAAAGATAAAATTTCCATAGAAGATAGTCTGGAAGAATCTAAAAGTATTATAAAAGAAAATTCTTTCTATAAAATTGTTGAGATTGATCAGTCTGAATTGAGAAACATTCCCACTAAGGTTGAAACCAGTGTTGACACTTCTTACAGAGAAGAGGTTGACCAAAAAATAATAGACCTTGAAAGTAAGTATGAAGATCTTCTACAAAAAACAAAAGATGGGTATGAAGATAAACTTAGTAAAATGGTTGACGATTTCTCAAGTTTTAGAAATCACATTACACAGCAAGTCACTAGAATGTCTTTCATAGCTTCGTCTTCTGCTGGTGGTGGTGCTGTTAATATTTTGGATATGGATGACGTTAATAAAACAAATCTTCAAAATGGGTACGTCCTATCATATAATAATTTTTCGAAGAAATTTGAATTCATAAATCCAGCAAATATAGGTTCTTCTGCATCTTTTGATAGTATGCAAGCAGATGTTTTCACAATAACTCAAAATGATTTAGATAACTCTTATATAGACTTATCTGCGTCAGCTGACAGTAAATATTATGAATTATCCGAATTTCATATTAATGGTATTGTCAATGTCCACCAAACAAATTATACCTTTTTATCACCAAATAGAGTGGATATTTCAAATTTAATCTTAGATATTGGTGATATTATCAGAATAGTTTATATAAAAACTTAGTTTTTTTAGTTTTATACTCCAAAAGTATTATATATAATTCAAGGTGAAACTTGAAAATATTAAATTATGTTATATGATTTACTTTTCAAGGAGTAAAAATGACATTAAAACTTCGAGCCTCATCACAGGTAAAATCTCTTTCGGTGGGTCTTTCGAATCTAGCACATGTTTCCTCTGGTACAATTCTGGGTAGATCAGAAGATGAGTCAGGTTCTGGTTCATTATCTGCTATCTCAGGTGCAGATGTGAGGAAAATTGCTGAACTACACAATGATGATAATGTTCAATTTGCTTCAGCGTCTTTAAGTGGGTCTTTAACTGCTGCTTCTACTACCTTATCAGGTAATTTAGCAGCTGCTGATGCTAACCTTACTGGTGACTTAAACGCTACTGGTGACGTTGGTGGTGCTACTGCAACTATAACAGGGAATTCTACTATTGGTGGGACTCTAGATGTGTCCAGTTCTTTAAGTGCTGATTCCGTCGATATAAGCAATGCTGTTACTGCTGCTTCTGCTACTTTAAGTGGAAACTTGGCAGCTGTAGATGCTAACCTTACTGGTGACTTAAACGCTACTGGTGACGTTGGTGGTGCTACTGCAACTATAACAGGGAATTCTACTATTGGTGGGACTCTAGATGTATCAAGTTCTT